TGTAGTAAAACCCATTTTCACTAACGCTAAATTTGCCTTACTAATAGAAACAGCACTATGTTCAGTATCATTAGATAAAGCAACGATGGTTTTAGACATTGTTCTCATTTGTCTATCTGTTGCTTTTGAGATACCCTGTGTTTGTTTTAAGACTTTATTATACTCGAGCAAGTCCTTACTAACACCAATTAAGGCTTGCCTAAAAAGAAATAATCCTTGGAACATCGTTGCAGAGGCAAAAACATTCTTAAAAGTTTTACCAAGAGAAGTAGCATCTTTTTTAGCTATCTTCATATTCTTAGATAATTTTTGAACTGCAACATTTCCTTTATCATCTATATCTATTTTTAACATTAACTTATTAGCCATTATGACCTCGCTTTCATCCTTGCAATAAACTTTTCATTCATCCTAGTTAAAAAATATCTCATTACTGCCCAAAATTCAGAGTGGGTCACTTGAGGTGCTTCGTACCCGTCAAGGTAAGCGAGAGCTCCCGTCATAGTAAACCCACTTTTACTCATTGGACTGATTGAAATTATGTTTTGAAAAGCTGACCACAACTCTGGTAATGGAGTTAATGTAATCAACTTCTTCATATCTAATTCTTGGTCAGTGATATAAATACAAGAAGTACATTTTCCTAATGACCGACATGAGAAACATAACTGTGGAGACCAATTAAAATCCACTGTTGCATCACACCAGTCTATTAGTTTTTTGCATCTAAACCTGTATATGCTGTAACTAACTTATCAAAGAAGTCTGTCATCATCCTTATTGCTTCAAAAACAGCGATTTGATTAATTTTATTAATCTTACCATCTTCAATAATTTTAATATCTTCTTCATTTTCATCCATAAATCCTGTCTGTTCAATAATACTTGTTCTCAAAGAATAAAGGAAAGCATTATAAGTGCTGTTATCTATCTCATCACCTGTCTCTTCATTAATTATTTTTTCATCACTGACATTTTCTAGTTTATGTCGTAACTCATTGTAATCAACATCTTCCCCTGCTTGAAGTTTAACTTTAATCTTAAAGTCATATTTTGTTCCATCTTCTTCATGAGTATGAAGTATTTCAAACTCTCTTTTTGTTTTGATTTTAAATCCCATCTGCAACCTCCTTAAAAAATAAGTGGGTCAACTGACCCACTCCAATTAAATTAATACTTTGTCATTTCATTTACACTACTAAAATCTCTTACTCTAAAAACAACAGGACTCTTATGAAGTTCTGTATTACCAAAAAGCCAATCATCTGTGAATGCGTTATCTTCTGCACAAACAAATGAACTACTCATCTTTAGAGGCTCTGCCGCAACATCACCATCATCCGGACCGGCTTCAGAGATAAGAACTTCTTTGAACATCATCTCTTGCATATACCAATTTTGGTTAGTTACAAGATGACCAATAAGTTTATTCTGATTGTCTCTATAATTCTGATACACTTCTGAAGTGTGTCTGCTTACTGTACCATTCAAAGAAATCTTGTATGCTCCCTCAAGAACAGGTTCTGCAATAGAGAGACCACTTACAAAATCTTGAAGACTTTGTAATGGTGTTTCAACACCCATATCAAAATCTGTCAAACCAATATCATCAAGACCGGTAATTTCACCATTGACAATATTTAATTCTTCTCCTAGACCAAATCTCATTTCAAAATGAGCCGGAACAAGTTGGTTATCACATAAACCTGCAGTCAATGTCCAATTCTCTGAGTTAAATGACCCACGCTCTTCTTCAAAAGCCATATAATTTGACTCCCATTGAGCAAGCCCTGCCGCTGAGACTTTAAAGTTGAATGATTTACACATTGCATTTGCATAACGAATATCATAATTAGACATTCTCTTGCCAAATGTTGTCATGAGATTTCTTAAATCATCTACATTCAATCCTAGTGCTGTTCTCTCTGCTAAAGTATACTTACGATACCTACGACCAAGAGAGTCCAATTCATAAAGATGTTCATACATTGTCCCACTATGTGAAGTAAAATCAAATGTATCTCCACTATTATCTAACTGCCCACTCTGAGCTGAAGGTGCTTTGTCAGAAGCAAAAACATAAAGTTTTCCTTTGCGAATTTTCTCTGTCCTCAAGTATTGATAATTATCAGTACCATCAGCATAAACATCACCAACAGATGGTGGGTTTCCACCCCATGGGTCAGTTGAAGTACTTTTAAATACTATCACTGATTTAACTTTATTCTCAAATCCCCACATCCAATAATGAAAACGATTTAAACCTTTAAATCGTGCATACATTGAAACTGGATTTTCTATCGTTTTACCTATCAATCTTGGACTTGCTTGGAAAGCTTTTGTCGTTACTGATTGGTCTTCCTCTGTGGCGATTGTTACACTATTACCAAAACTTAACCATGCAAAAGCATCTCCTGCTCCTAGTGGCTGAGCCGCTAATTTATCTCCCCAACCCTCACTTTGGTGTGAAGCTGTGTGAAGACCTGCTTCCATCTTCATAGCACCTGTTTCAAAAATCTTAGGTGTTGCTGAACTTAAAGCCATCTTTTCCTCCTTTAATTATTTGTATATGTATCCCATAACTGAATTTCAGCTTCAGCTATAAGTATTATTGTCGTTGTTCTTGGAAATATTTCATATTCATAATAAATTTCGGGGAAGCCTGCAATTTGAATAAACCCATCACATATTGCACCTGCACCTTTATCTATCACTGTTTCATGCATTCGATAAATAGTTTTCATTAACTCTTGACCTGCATTTAGAGCGTCAAACATATCTTCTTCTGTTGTTTCATCTTTTACTCTTCTAATATGAACACCAATAGAAAATCTAAAAGATTGGTCAAGTACTCTTTGGTCAACCCAACCATTATACTTTTGTTTCTGTATTAAGATTTCTGCTCTTGGAAAATCTGAGTCTGGTTTATCTAAAAGAGATAGACTTTCTCCAATTACAACATTTTTACTATCCTTAATATAAGAGTAATTGTCTCTTATATCATTTAATAGATAATGTAAAAATTGTGCAAAACTTTCTTTATTCACTGCCATATTGTTCTATTTTTCCTTTCAATCTCTTTTTTTAAATCAAAATCAGTTTGACGAATGACAGGTGCAAAAATTGGTCTCCTCTCACCTCTTATGCCCGTTTCCCAATTAAATCTTAAAGCAAGTGTTCTCTTCGTCTCTTGAGGTAAACCACCATAAGTAGAAAATAACCAACCATGGTCTTTTATAAAAATTCGATATGTTCCTGTGTAAGCCTCAAACACTCTATTAGGGTCTGTCTTACTTGTTACTTTGGGGTAATTTGCTTTCACTTGACCTTTTAACCCAATACTATTAACTTCTTTAAATAACTTTGTTCCTTTACTCTTCCCCCATGATTTGAGTGGGTCAGTTGCATTAGTTCCATATGAAAGCATTAATTTTAATTTGCCCGTTCTACTTGTCAATCTCCCAGATGTAGATGGTTGTAGTTTCCTTGCACCATAAGGATTTCGAGTAGGAGTAGTATTTTCAATAATTCTATCTGCCGCTCTCATTCTTGTAAGAGAAAGGGCTTTGGCAATACCCTCTTGCATATTCTTTCTATGCTGTTTTATTTTTATTGCTTGTTTTCTTGTAAAAACTTCAACACCTTTTAATTCAACTAAAGCCATAATTTCACTCCTTAAAGTGTGAGCCACTTAAACTACTTGTTCAAGTGACCCACGATTGGTGAACTTAGGAGGTTACACCAGTAATGATTACTCCATAATTAGTGAAGATTTTCTCTCCACGATATGAACGAACTCTCATAATTGTTGAAGCAACGGCAGGGTCAAGATAACTTTCAACCTTATAATCTTTAGAGAATTTACTCCAAATTGGCTGACGACCAAGACCTTTACCTCTCCATGAATTAGAAGCAGGAGTGATGTATGAAAGCATTGACAAAGCAGGGTTCCACAATTCAGAGAATGAAGCTGTTTCATTTCCCTCAGGTGTACTATCTGCAACTGCAGAAGTAATTATGATGTTCTTAATATGGAGATAAGAAGCAAGATAACTTACTTGTGCTTTCATCCCTTCTGAATTAATATCAGATGTATATTTTACATCTTCTCTTACTTCAGTAGAGCGGATAACTGCATTAAAGACTGTCTCATCCATTGTCAAAGTCAAAAGACCTTTACTTATTCCAGCTTTTGCTTTAATCTTTTTTGCCGCATTGTCTACATCAGTGAAAATCTTTGCGGTGGCACCCGTCCACACTGCTGTTGCCGCTTGCTGATTTGCTGTACCTGTAAAAGTACTTGTATTCAACACTGCATCTGCAACAGATTTCTCAATAGAAAGTTTATGCAACTGAAGAGCATCTCTTGCCGCTTCTACTTCAAGATTAAAAACTTCAGAATTTTCCATCACTTCTGTATCAAAAACAGGTATCTCAATACCTTTTTCTCTTGTGATAAAAGTCTCTGAACCAAAGGTTAGGTCAGTTCTCTTAAAAGAACCCCTCTCCGCTCTTGACAAGTCAAGTAATTTAGTACCTGAACTTGCTTTCTTTGTTGGGATATCTCCCGCTTGCTGTGATACTAGTACAGGTGGTAAAACCAAATCTGCTGAGTATCTGTTTTCATCCATAGGACTCTCATCAACAAGAGTCTTCACTTCATCACGCTGTGCGTAAATATTTTTAAATGGCATTTTTCTTCCCTTTCAATTAGAAGTTATAACCTGTGCCAACTGACCCACTGATGGCAGAAGACTTAGCTTTACATAATTCTATTCCATTTACTTTTTTAATCCCAGTACCATTAGTACCTGCTTGAACACTATCACCAATAGCAATAGTACCTAAAGCATCAAAAAAGAAGCTACTTGTTACATCTTTTAGAAGCTGTACTGCAACAACTCCCCCTTTTTCATTTCCTAATGTTACTGCATTAGCCGCTCCACCTGCTGTAGGATAAGCAACGCTGTCTGTTGAGGCTGTAATCTTTACAAACCTTCTTGCAGATATTCCATCTGCACATTTAAAAGTAAGATTTTCTTTCTGTACCATCTCTTACTCTCCTCTCGTATGTAGTTTATTAAATAAATCAGAGAACTCATTCATTGCTTTCTCTGACGCTTCTGTCTTTGAGATACCATCTCTATCAGCAATAAAAAGCATTGCTTCATTAAAAGATTTTGGTTCTTCTTCATCACCATCTTCATTACTGACACCTGCTGTATTACTCGCTGTCTCAGCAAAAGCATCCTCAACATTTTTCTCTTTTTCTTTTAGAGAATTGAGCATACCTAAATAAAGTTCAGAGTCACTCTTTTCCAAATCTTCTGCTGACAATTCTATTTTTAAATCATCTGCAAGAGTCTTTGCTTCAGTGTCTCTTTTGGTTTTTGCAATTTGGTTCTTGAGAAGATTATTCTCCTCAACCAATGCCTGTTCTTTTTCAGATAAGGTAGGTGCTTCATCTGACCCACTGTGTTTTGCTTCCTCCAATAACTGAGTATACAAATCACTGTTTTTTTCTTTGAGGTCTTCCAAAGAAGTAATCTCATTCTTTTTAAAATTTAGTCCCATTATTTCCTCCTATGGAAGGACTGTTAATTCATCACCAATCTTAGTGTATAACCAAGATGGTGCGTTAATTGCATTAAAATATTCTGCTTCAAGTGATTTAACTTCTTCAACTGAAACATTACGATGTTTTGCAACAGCTTGAAGAAATCTTTCATTACCTAATTGTACTTTTTCTGTAAAATAACTCACTTCATCATCTGTCATTTCGATGTTAGGTGAACCATAAAGTTTTTTAGAACCTGCTTGGAAGATATACAACTTCTCATCTTGAGTTTGTTCTTGTTTTGGAACAATAATATAAGTTCCAATAGAGCCAATCCCTGCTGTTTTTGTTACCACAATCTGTTCACAGGCACTTGCAAGCCAATACCCAGCACTTGCCGCCATAACATCAACATAAGCCACAACTTCTTTTGTCTGTCTTGCATTATAAATACTGTCTGCAAATTCTTCAATACCTGTACTAATGCCTCCCGGACTATCAATATAAAGTATTATTCTTTCAACAGTTTCATCTTCAACAAGAGAATTAAATACTCTGTGTAATTGTAAAGTAGATTCAAACCCACACATTGCATCAAGCCAACTTGCTTTAGGAACAAGTGTTCCTTCAATATTAAGTATTGCTGTTCTTCCATCTCTTTCAACATTAGAACTCTTTTCTGCTGTTGTACCTCGCTCAACTGACCCACTGAGTACTTTATCTAGGAGAACATCCTTCATTACTTCTAAATTTTGAGGTCTTATCATCCATTCAGCATTAATAAATTGATGATGTAAAAGACTATGACCAATTTCCATCTTCTTTCCTCCTTTCTTTTTTATCATCTTCATCAAGTGAACCATCTTCATTAACTGTTTCACCCTCACGGATGCTTTCTTCTTGAACAGTGTCTGAAAAGATAATTCCAAATTTTTCTTCAAATTCTTTTTGTAATCTCAATCTCTCCGCTTCACGAGTTGTTTCAGAAACCATTTCATCATCTAACTCTTGATTTAAATCTTCCCAATCAATCCCTTGTTCCTCTGTGAGCATTTGTTTTGAAATAGTTTTATTAACTAATTTCGTTTTGTTTGCTCTTGCAGTTTTCTCCTCATCAAGAGTTTTAAATTTAGGATATTTAACTTTAACTTTTATATTTTTTAAAGAGAGATTAAGTTGACCATTAGATATTGCTTCTGTGAGGAGAGTTAAAACAATCCACCGATTAACAGCTGTTAATTCTCTTCTCCAACGATTTACATTTAACTCAACTTTTAATTGACCACCTCTCCAAGAGGAATAATTCGTTTCTGATAAATCAAGAAATAAACTCTCATAAGGTATCTGCTGTTGCATTGAAAATATTCTTTGTAACCTTAAAATAAACTTATCAAAATTATCTGATGGTTTATTAGGAGATGCAAAAACAATATCTTCATTTGGTCGAAGATAGCTTATAGTTCCTGGTTGTAATTTTGACATTTTCTTACCACTTCGTGGGTCAACTGTATCACTTAGAGCTTTTTGAGCTTGAGCAGGATTTGTAGTTTTTACAAATGCACTAAAACAAGCCGCAACACGAGCACCAACGAGTGTTGCTTCAAGATATTTTCCATAATACCTTAACAATTCCATTGAAGCAGTTAAAACAGGAACTTGTCTGCTCTGTTGTGGTCTCAAATTTGTTACTGCTTTAAATAACCAAGCCACACGCCGTTCAAGTGACCCACTCTTCTTAAAAACAGGAAAAAATTCAAATTCATCATCTTTTGCTGAGAAGTACCCAATTCTTTTATTATAAGATTTTGATTTGATTACCCAATAACCTTTAATCTTACCATTCTTATAATATTCAACACCCTCCCTAACAAGATTATTACTCTTATCTTGTGGTCTTGTTTTAATTCTTGAAGCCTCAACTAACTCAACATAAGTTTGAACACCTTTTCTGCTTTTATCCATAGGTAAGAGAATGAGAATGTCTCCATCAGCAAAAGCAGAAGAGATAATAACCTCATCTATTTGTGTAATTGATTGTGTACCATTTAAATCAATATTTTCTATTGCAGTATCAATAAATCTCTGTGCTTTTTTCTGTTCAACTTTATTTTTTGAAATTATTTCAATTCCAAGTTTACCTCCAAGTAGCATATTGATATATGCGGCTTGAGCACCTGCCGCAACAGCTTCATTTTTGATTAACTTTCTACTACTCTCTCGTAATCTTTGTAATGAATTAAATTCTGAAAGTTCATTATCTGCTGAACTTTCTCCTTTATCATACCATGACATGGCATAAGCACTTTCATTAACTATATTATAACTTGAACCCATTAATAACCTCCTCCAACAGTAGTGAGAATGCCACCACTATCCATATTATTGTCTTGCATACCTACTCGATAATCCAAGTCATCTAACATATCTCTGATGTTATTATACCTACTGTATACTGTTTTCATTTGCCTTGCATTCTCTGTACTCAAATACCAAAATGCTTCTGGATTTCTATCACCCATATGGGCAACAATTTTAGCTCTTATGGTTCGCCAATCTGTAACTGACGGTAACTCTTCACTCATCTTACCACCCTTCCATTTCTCCTATATCATATGAATTATCAATTTCCTCATAATATTCATCCACTTCAACTGACCCATTATCCTCAACTGTTTCTTCAATTTTTTTCACTAAAGGATTGTAAGAGAATTTTTTATTCTCAACTTCTCTTCTTAATGTTCCTAGACTAGTTGGAATATCTAAACAAATAAAAGCATGAACTGCCGCCATTCTATAATCATCTTGACCAATCTTTTTCCATATGATTGTATGTTCACCTGTTTGTTTATTTTGTTTCCTCACTTTACGAACATTTACGAATTGATTTAAAAAATCGGGAGAAACATTTTTAGGTAGTTCATATGACCCATTAGTCAATGAAGCCCTCTCCTCCGTTTCATCTAAATATTCAGTTGTTCTTATTAGATAAAGATTTATTTTTGAATTGTAAGAAATTGTAATGTTTTGATTATTTTTTCCTTTAACCATTATAACTCTCTCAAGGCTAGAACAAGCATCATAAATTTGTTTTGTTCTGTTACCACCTGTATCTATTGCCCAAAGAGCAACTGTCCATGCTTTTCCATCCACATCACGATAGTATTTATCTTCAATTTCTCTTCTGAAAAGTTTTTCTACATCTTCTGCCATTGCAGTTGAAACAGGACAGTCAATAAAAAACTCATCTATTAAACGAGTTCTCCTACCATAACCCCAAGCATAAACTGTTACATAAAATCCATTTCCTTGACTATCAACACCTGCTGTAAGAAATTGACACCATTTAGGAACAATTCCTTTTGCATCATCTATTATTGTCTCTTTTAATTTTAGTACTGTTGTTTGAGAAATGTCATCAACCCAAAAACGAGCAAGCCATGCTTGAGTAAAGTTTTTATAATCATGCATTTTATCTTTTGTTTGTAAAAACTCATTAAATATTGCTTTAAAACTTCTAAAAGGAGAAGCAATACTATCATACCAAAAAACAACTCTACCAGATAATTCTTCAAGATTTACTGCTTCAAGTGACCCACTGTCATCATTACTTTTCTTTACATAAAGACCTTGTGTATTCATTTCTCTTTTCATATCAGTATCTTTATATTCATTCCCACATGATGAACAAACACAGACAACTCTTTTTTCTTCTTTATTAAATTTGATATTCTCAAAAAAGTCTAATATCTCCATGTGCTTGCATTTCTTACATACATATGCCCAATGAAGAATAGTTGTACCAAAAACAGAAAGTTGTTGATGAAGTAAGTCACCCTCAACAGAGGGTGTACTTACTCCATAACCTTGACCAAGACCCATTTGGAGATATGTTGTTAATCTGTCAGCCGCAAGTTTTATTGCATTTGACTCCTCCCCAATAGTTAATTTCATCAATCTTATCTCATCAAGTATCACTCTTTTTGCAGGAGTTGAGGAAAGTGATGCAAGTGACCCACTCCATCCAGGATATATAGACATATTATCAAGATGAATACTTTCTAGTGAAAGTCTACTTCCTGTTTTATGCTTATTTAAAAATGGGTTCTCTTCAATGAGAGAAACTACTTTTTCCTTTAATGCCTTCTTACCCGATTTTTCATCCGGTAAGATATAAATAAGAGTTCCCGGATCTTGGTCAATACTATCAGCAACGGCTGTTTGTAAAAATAATGTTTTTCCCGATTGTGTAGGAGCAATTAAATAAATCCAAGTAACTCTGCTCTTACCTATCAGTTGCATTGGAGCAATGAGATAAGGAGTTAATCCTAAGTCTACTCTGTCCAACACATTTGAACGACTATCAAGTCTTATTTTTTCTGCAACCTTATCTGCTGAAACTCTTTCAGGTAGATAAAGAATATCTAATTCTTCTCTACTAAATTTCACCTTGTTCATCTGACCCACCTTTTATTGCTTCACCAAATTCTGGGTCTTGTCTTATAACATCAGTAAGACGGGTTTTTAATAAATCAGATGACCCATCTTCTGCCCAACTTATAACTTTTGATTTTTTCTCTAATTCTTTTACTGCTTCATTCCATGCACTTGTAATAATCTGCTCAAT